AGGCACGGGAAAAGCTGGATAGTATGTCCTTTACGGAAACCCTAATCCTTCAGGCGGTTGATATGCATCTGCTTGATGAGGAAAAGGGCATCATCCTCCCCGGCAGACGGGTGCTGATCCACACAACGCCCCACGGCATTGACAACCAGCGGAAATTGTGTACAGCCCTTGAGCTTGACCCGGAAAACCCCGAAAAAGCAACGTACACATTTGGCCGACCTGAAAAAACGCAGTCCGGCGCTGCTGCCCTGATCGCCAGCCGTGTGGAGCAGCACACCCGCAGTGTGCAAATGCTGTATAAGCATTACACGGAAACAGATTACACGGCGCAGATTCAAGCCGGATTGCTTGATAAGCAGGGCGAATACCTTTCGCAAGCTATGCTTGACATTGACGGCATCAACGCTGAATTGCTTCTGAAAGCCGAAAGGAAAGCGCTCGATGCACTGTCAGGTGAATTTGACACCCTTGAAACCAATGTTACCGTCAGCGCTGATGGCCTGCGTGAAATCATCCAGCGAAACGATAAGACCATCGCAGAATTCAAATCCACTATTGACGGACTGGAACATTGGGTGACTGATTCGGACGGCAACATTGCCGAACTTACCAACACCGTGCGTGGCATGGAAAGCAAGGTCGCCACAGCAGAAGGCAAGGTCGCCGTCTTGACCAATACTGCTGATGGCTTGACCAGTACTCTTCTTGATCAGGGCGGGGATGTGGCGCAGTTCAAAACCAGAATTGACGAAATCAGCGCAACGGTCAGGGAAAGCAACGGTAATGTTGGAAAGTTGTCGGTAAAGGCAGATAGCGTGACAGCCAAGGTCAAGGGCGTGGACGATAAAGTTTCCAGTCTTGCAGTGACCGCAGATGGCTTGAACTACACCCTGACCAAACAGGGCGAAGAACTGTCAAGCATAAAGGCACGGATCGATGAAATCAGCCTTACCGTCAACAACACCAATGGCGCTATGGGTCAATTCGTTGTCCAGTCTGACAAGATTGCAGGCAGGTTGGAGGATGCAAACGGCAAACTGACTGCACTGCAAGAACTGACCGAGGAAAGATTCAGCGTTGCGCTTGGTGATATTGAAACCGTAGAAGGTGACATCAAAAAAATCACAGGATCAGCGCTGTGGCAGAACAAGGACAGTATTACGGGCGTTGTCGGCAAATTGAGCGTTGGCAGTGACGGCAAAATCTATGTCAAAAGCGGCAGCGGTCTGATGGTCACAGAAGGCGGCACTTCTTATGGCGTGTACACCAGCAATAATCTGACGGCTGGTGTGATCGTCAACAAAATCAATGGCGGTACTGTCAAAATCAAGGCAGCAAACATTGACCTTGAAGGTTATGTTACCGCAGACACGCTTCAAACCGAAATGGCTAAAGTTGATGACTTGGTAAGTGGTACGACAGAAGCAAAAATGCTCAAAGCATCTACTGTTGACTGCGTAAACACACTGAAAGTGGAAGGATACGAAACAGCGTGGCGTTCCGGCGATTTTGTGACATCCGTAACATTCCCGGCATACAGGGAACAAACCATTCGTTATCTCGATTGGAATGGCGATAGGCAAGAAATGCGTGTTCTTCTGCCGGACAAGACCACAGATGGACGAGCCACAAAAGGAACAACGAATGCTTACATCGGTCGTGCATAGTAAGGGGGTGAGCGCTGATGGCGGCAATGGTAACTGACCAGTGTGGCAGGCTGATTGCCTTTACCTGCGAGGAACTGGCGGCGCACACATGGGCAGGGGTTAATTCCCTGCCCTATGGCATAAACAGAGCATTTTCGGCGGCAACTAATGCGGCTAATTCAAGAGGTAATAAGTTGTACCGTGCGCAGGACAGTTTTGAGGAAATTGAAATCGTTTCATACGCAGCCTTGGAAACTGCAATTAACAACATGGATGCAGCGGCTGATAGCCTGCTTGCAAGTCTTGAATAAGGGAGTGATGATTTATGGCAACGACTTACACGGGGCTTCTTCAGCTCCCGAAACACGACACCAAAGACTTTTTTGATGTTACGCTTATCAACGAAATGGCAGACAAAACGGAAGCAGGAATATTGGCGGCATACAGGGGCAAGGCGGCGCACAACTGGTTTCATAACAGCAACTTTGCCAACTGTGTAAATCAGAAAAAGCAGACTACATACACGGGGACAGTATACGGCATTGATCGCTGGTATGGCCGGGTAAACAATCAGACTACCGCTGTGCGAAGCGCAGATGTTACAATCACTGCAACATCTACACAATATGCAGGACTGCGGCAAAAAGTAGAAAACATTGCCGATTTGGCCGGGAAAAAAGTCACATTCGCTTGTCATATGTACAGCAGCGTCACACCGTATTTGCGTTTCGTAAACGACAGTGCGGCAATACTTGCCAGCGTTGCCGGGAAGGCGCAAGCCACCGAAACCTTGATTTTGACTTTCATTGTTCCTGAAGGCGCAACGAAAGATACTGTGATTCCTGAAATCGTCATTGCTTCCGAAACTTCAGGTGATTATGCCCGTTTGTATTGGGCGGCACTGTATGAAGGCGAATACGCGCTTAAAACCTTGCCCACCTATCAGACACAATATTACTCGCACGAACTACTGGAATGCCAGCGGTTTTACCACCTTTACGCCACGGAAGAGGCACGGCCAATGCATGGCATTGATTGTTCGCCGCCTATGAGGATAAACAATCCCACGCAAGGAACGATTGTCATTGATGGCGTGACATACTATTACAATTCTGCTGATTTGTAAGGAGGGATGAACAATGGAAAGTGAAAACAAGCCTTTTTCCGTTTATATTAAAACGGATGACCAAGGCCGTGTAATCGGCATCAACAGTGACGCTTTTCTTTCCTCCCTGGACGGCTGGGAAAAGATTGCAGAAGGGCATGGGGATAAATTCCACCATGCGCAAGGCAACTTTTTTCCGCTGCCTTTGACTGATGAAAACGGCGTTTTTCGGTACAAACTGGAAAACGGGCAACCAATTGAGCGCACCCAGGAAGAAATGGATGCAGACTACACCCAGCCCGAAGATGTTCCCGCCACTGATGCCGGGAACCTTGCGGCAGAGGTAGAAGCACTGCGAGAATCAAACGCACAGCTCCAGGAAGCGCTGGAACTGCTTCTTTCCGGGGAGGTGGTGTAAATGCCCAACCCCTGGAAGGATAAGGTACTTGCTTTCAACCAGAAGCGCAAGGAACAGGATGAAAAAGCCGCTGATGTAGATGTGCTTGTGCAGGCCATGCTGGAGTTGCCACCCGGCCAGCAAAAGAAGCTGTTTTCCGCTGATGTCCTGGCTGTGCTTGAAAAGTACGGATACACCAAATAACCCCGGAAAGATAGGCGGTTTTTGACCACACCAGAATAATGAGGTGGTCAAACCGTGAAGGGAATAACATTCGGCAATGTACACACATACAGAGATTTGAACCTGATCCTATCCACAAAAGAAATAGGTGCACCACCTGTCAAGGAAAACAAACTGGAAATCGAAGGGGCTGATGGCTCCATTGATTTGACGGAAGTCTTTGGCAGACCGACATACGGAGATGTGACACACAAATTCACGTTTTCGTCTATCGTTCCCCGGAATGATTTCTTAACTCAATATGCACAAGTAAAAAATGCCCTGCATGGTCAAAAGCTGCGGATCATCCTTGACGATGACCCCGGCTTTTACTATGTGGGGCGGTGCTATGTATCCAGCTTTACAGATGAAAAAGGCATAGGCACTATCAGCATTGATTGTGACTGTGAACCTTACAAGTACAAACTGACCAAAACCGTTGTAACAAAGGCCGTGGATGGCACAGAAGCGGTTGTGTTGACAAATGGGCGCAAACGTGCTGTGCCGGAAATAACCATTGCAACAGATACCAGCTTGAACATTGTGTATCAGGCGGTAAACATCTGGGATTTGGGGGCTGGCAGTTACACCCTGCCTGATTTGGAACTTGTGCAGGGTGAAAACGTGGTAACGGTGACTGGTACAGGAACAATCACCTTTGAATGGCAGGAAGGTGAGTTGTAATGTACCGGGTGTATTGTGACGGCTTGACAATCTACAATGACCGTCTTGAAAACCTGAAAATCCTGAACCCTGCCGTTGAGCTTGAAGAAAACAAAACAGGCTCTTTCACCTTTGGCATACTGCCGGATCATCCACACTATGGGCTGATAAAGAAGCTGAAAAGCATCATTACAGTCTATCAGGATGACTATTTGCTGTTTAGGGGCAGGGTGCTTGACGATACCATAGGCTGGCACAACCAAAAGACGGTAACCTGTGAAGGGGAGCTGTCTTTTTTGCTCGACAGCATACAGCGCCCATATGACTACAGCGGCACGGTATCCGGCTATCTGAATCTTCTTATCACCCGGCATAATGAGCAGGTCGAAGAATCCAAGTGGTTTACCGTTGGCAATGTGACCGTAACGGATGCGAATGACTACATTGTGCGGTCAAACATCGACCATGTTGATACATGGACGGAGCTACAGAAAAAGTTGATTGACCTGCTGGGCGGCTATATCGTTGTGCGCCACGAAGGCTATATCAACTATATAGATTACCTGCAAGACATCAACCTGCTATCCTCCCAACCTATCACATTTGGTCGAAACCTTTTGGATCTGAAGCGCATCCGAAAGGGTGCTGACATTGCAACGGCAGTTATCCCCCTTGGCGCAAAGCTGAAGGATGAAGAAGGCAAAGACACAGACACCCGGCTAACCATCGAAAGCGTGAATGATGGTCTTGATTACATCGTTGATGCTGAAGCACAAGCACAGTACGGGACTATTGTCAAGACCATCGTTTTTGACGATGTTACCGAAGCCCAAAACCTGCTTACCAAAGGGCAAGCACACTTGGCGCAACTTGTCAACCTTCCCGAAACGGTTGAATTGACGGCTGCTGATCTGGCTACTGTGGACACGGCGTTTTCGTCTTTTCACCTTGGAACACAGGTGCGGGTTACCAGTCAGCCCCACGGCATAGATCAGCTTTTCCGGGTTAGTAAGCTGTCAATATCGCTACTGAATCCGGCTGCAAACAAGCTTACCTTGGGCGGGGTGTTTTTGGGCTTTTCCGGGGCAATGGCGGGGCTTTCTGATGGGCAAGGACAAATCCTTCAGGTTGTCGAACAGACGGCTAAAAACGCCGCTGAAACGCTGTATAACGTGGAGCAAAATTTGCAGGCATCCTTGCAGGTTGCTGCGGAGAACATCCAAAGTACGGTTGCCGAAAACTATTCCCTGAAGGATGAAACAGAAGCGTTGGTTTCGTCTGTAAGCACCACCATTGAGCAGACGAAAAACAGCTTTGAAATCCAGTTCAACCAGTTTGCTGCTGATATCGAAGCTGTGGCAAATGGCACAGATGCAGAGTTTGAGGAAATCCGCAAGTACATTCGATTTGTGGACGGTAGAATTTTGCTTGGTGAAGTTGGCAATGAACTTGAATTGGTTATTGCAAATGACCGCATTTCGTTCTTGCAGGATGGTGCAGAAGTTGCGTATTTCAGCAATCGCAAACTGTATGTAACAGATGCGCATTTCTTGCATAGTCTGCAACTTGGTAGCTTTGCGTGGATGCCACGGGCAAATGGCAATCTGAGCTTCAAAAAAATCTAAGGAATGATAGGCTTCTGACCCCTTACTTACGAAAGGGGAAGAAGCATGGCAGCATCAGGGACGATCCAACAGGCCATTAGGACGGGCTATAGGTTGCAAATAGCATGGACTGTAAACAGTCAGTCTGTAGCAAACAACACATCATCGGTAACGGCAAAGGTTCAGTTGGTTTCTACGGGCAGCAGTTACACCATCAACAGCAGCGCAAGCAAAAGCGGAAGCCTGACCATCAACGGCACAAAGTATACATTTTCCTTCACGGCTGCGCTATCCGGCAACCAGACCAAAACGCTTTACACAAAGACGGTCACGGTTGCGCACGGCTCAGACGGTGCAAAAACCTGCGCTTTTTCGGCAACTGCGGGTATCAACGTTACCTTGTCTGGGACTTACTATGGAAACGTAACAGCCAGCGGAAACGGCACGTTTAACACGATTGCAAGGGCATCCAGCATCAGCAGCGTTACAAGCTCTGTCAGCGTGAACGGAACCAACACCTGCAAAGTGGATATTTCCCGGAAAAGCAGCAGTTTCACACACACGGTTGTATTCAGCTTTGGAAGCTATTCTAAGACCACAACGGGCGTTGGTACATCTACTTCATATGCCATCCCGACAAGCTGGCTAAACGCCATTCCAAGCGCCACAAGTGGCACAGCCAAAGTCACGGTAACCACCTATTCAGGGTCAACAAAAATCGGATCGGCGGTAAGCAAAAACTTTACGCTGACGGTTCCGGCTTCTGTTGTGCCGACCATCTCAGGCGTTACCATTTCGGAAACCATTTCCGGCATCAATGCACAGTTTGGCGGGTTTGTCCAGAGCAAATCACGGGTGAAGATTACAACCACGGCTGCTGGTGCGCTTGGGTCTACCATTAAAGCATACAAGACGGTGCTTGATGGCAAGACCTACACAGGATCAGCGCCCACTACGGGTGTTCTTGGAACAGCCGGAAACAGGACGGCAACCATTACGGTTACCGACAGCCGGGGAAGAACAGCCAGCACCACAAGAACCATTGCCGTTATTGCCTATGCTGCGCCAAAAATCAACACGTTCACGGCGGTTAGGGCAAACGGTCTTGGCGCTGCCGATGACAACGGCACTATGGCCTTGGCAAGAATCAAATTCAGCGTTGCGCCTGTCGGTGACAAGAATAGCAAAAGTTATAAGGTTGAATATAGGCAGAAAGGCACAGACGATTGGACGGAAGCTGCAACGGGCAACGTGTATGCATACGACAGCAATATGCTGCTGAATATCAACCTGAACACGGAAGCTTCCTATGATCTGCGGCTTTCTCTGTCTGATTTCTTCAGCACCACCACAGCCAGTACAGATATTGCAACGGCCTTTACACTTGTCGATTTCAACGCTTCCGGCAAGGGTTTGGCCTTCGGCAAGGTTTCAGAGCAGGAAAACGGAATGGAAATCGACCTGCCTTTGAGCATCAACCAGTATGTGTACATGGGCGGCGTGAAAAAGTCGGATGAGGAAAAAGACATCTACTTCCAGTCAACCGATGATGCAGCCAATGTCCACAACTGCAAACTGTATGGTGCAAGCGGCAACAGCGTAACTTCTATTGGGTGTTGGGATACTGCAAGGGGACATGGCATTTGGCGCTATCTGTCCAGCACACAGAATCTTGTGTTTGATGCAAATGTCAAGGTAACAAGGGCAAACGGTGGGGATGAGTTTGTTACAAGCGATCCTGTCACACATGGCAACCGTTCAGGCAGGGTGCAGTTCTCTAATGGCCTGCTGATCCAGTGGGGAGTTGAAACTATAACGCCTGTAAAGGATGTTCCAACGGCTAAAGCCGTGAAATTCGGTGTAGCTTACACATCGGTTCCAATGGTGCTTACAACGGCTATCACAACGGTTCCCGGAACATCGGTTTCCGGCAATGCTGCTGCTAATATCACGGTATCAGGATTTGACGGGTACATAACAAGAAACGGCACAACCAACACTTCGTTGGGATGGATTGCCATTGGATACAAGGGGTAAAAAAGAAAGGGGAACGATGGGTATGGAAACGATTATTTCTTCTGCTATTACGGCTGTTTTCGCATTGATTGGTGTAATCATCACTTCCAATCAAAACAGCCGAAAGATTGAAAGAAAACTTGAAATCCATCAGGCTGTGACTGATCAAAAAATTGAGGACTTGACACGGGAAGTAAGGGAACACAACAACTTTGCAAAGCGAATGCCTGCCCTTGAACAGAAGGTTGCAGGCATGGACGAGAAGATCAACTATTTGCACAAACAATAAGAAGAAAGAAGCAGGGGAGCAAACCCCTGCTTCTTTTTGTTCAAACCCTTGTTGTTATTGGGTTTTTCGGTATGGTATTTTTGTTTCCATCATCGGTGTGAGAATGAACCTGCACACCTTTGATGGAAGTAAGAAAGCCAAAAAAATTATCTGACTTTCAACTTCACATCAAGCTCAATCGGGGCATAGCTCCAATTAGCGCCCGTCTTTAATTCGCTGATGACAACACGCTTTCCGTTGACGGTTTTTCGTCTTTTGGGAGTGCTTCTTGTTAGCCGCTTGGCCTTTTCCCGCTTATAGTCAATGCGTTCAATGCAAGCCTTCAGCAGTGTGTTTTTGTGCTGTGCGGTTGCTTCTGGATCAAGCAGGGCATTCAGGGCATCTTCAAAGCGGCGTTTCTGTTCCTCGTAGTCTACAGGCTCAGGCATGGATTCGTAAGCCTTGCAAAGTGCCTGTCTGACTTCTTCTTTTTCGGCAAGCAGCTTTTCATTCAGCCTTTGGAAGATGTGGTCTGGCATCCGCTTTGCCGGGTTGGGATCGGCCTGCGCTTCCCATTGGGCAAGTTCTTTTTTATCAAGTTCTTCCCGCTTTGCTTCCAAACGTTTGATAAGGCTCAGATGTAGCTTGACGGAATCCCCATCGTTATTCTGAATTCGCATTTCAAAATCCGCAATGCACTGCTTCAGAACTTCAACAACCTTTTCGATTGCTTCATCATAAAGACAAGACGATGTGCCACAGTATGCTTGATTGTCGCACAGAAGGCGTGGTGCTGACCGTTCGACACCTTTCTTTTTGTAAGTTCGGAGCGACATTGCCCGTCCACACTGGCAGAAGAGAATTCCTGCAAGCGGATTGCGGATTTTTGTGTTTGGCTTTGCCCGGTGATTTCTGCCTTGCTTTTCCCTTGCGGCCCGGAAAAGCTCATCAGATATGATGGCTTCATGCTTTCCTTCATAGACAAGGTATTCGCCTATCTTGGCTTTTGGCTGTGTTTTTCTGATCTCGCCATCTTCGACAACAACAACGGTTTTGCGATAATTCCATTTAACCTTGCCGATATAGTGTTCATTCTCAAGGATGCCTTTGATTGTATCCTGCGCCCACATGCCACCATACATCGTCTTTATGCCAAGTTCATTTAAGCGTTTTGCAATGGTTACCCGTCCCAAGTCTTGATTGACATACATATCAAAAATCATGCGCACAACTTCGGCCTGTTCTGGGTTTATCACCAGTGTAGGGCATTTCTTTTTGCCATCCATGACCGTGGCTTTATCGTATCCGTAAGGCGGTATGGATGCAATGTAATTTCCGGCAGCAACAGACAATTCACGACCACGGGCTTGGATCTTCTTGTAGTATTCAAGATATTCGCTGCCCTGCTTCAGTTTACGTTCAAAGACTTCCCAATCAAATTCCTGTCGCAGATCATAGGTGCGTTCCTGCGTGATGACAAGGGTGTTGGTGTGCTTTATCAACTTCATCAAACGGCCTATATCCTCAAGGTCACCACGGGTCAAACGTTGCGGTTCGACACATTTGATTGCCTTGTATTTAGGCGATTCTATCAAGCGAAGAACCTTTTGGATCTCCGGGCGGTCAATGAGCGTTTCGCCGGATACTACTTCCCGGAATTTGTTTTGCTCCGGCACTTTTGCACCGAACAGCCTTATTGACATCTCATCAAGCAGTTGTTCATGCTTTGCCAGCACTTCTTCTACTGACATATTCGGATCGTCCGACTGCGATTTACGAGAGTAATCTATTACTTCTTCGGGTTTTAGGTTTAGTTCTGGTTGGTAGTACATTTGTACCATCCTTTCGGGTTATGTGTTTTCTATCTTATTTTCCACAAGGGCAAGGTTACCCTGCATAAACGAATCTATCATTTTAGCTTTGCGGTTGTTTTCTTCCCAAAGATTACCTTTGTCAGCAGTAAGGCTTCTTACCTGCTCAACCAAAAAATCAATTTTCCGCTGTGCTTCCTCCCTGATGACCCTCATTTCGGCATTATAGGATTCATGGATTTTGTCCAACGCATCCCTGTAATCCTTGTTGTCAGCCAAAGTCCGTTCCAATTCCCGCATAGCATCATTTAGCTTACTTTCATCCGGCAGGCCTTCTTCAAATGCCAGATAGCACGGGTATTGATTAGATGAACCAATGATAGCATCTTCAATCCGTCTTGCCGTTTCCCGCCGTATATCTTGGCTGCAATCCCCAGCCATAAGGCGTTCAACCGTTTTAACGGATATTTCGGCTTTATCGGCAATATAGGCATTGGTAAGGCCGTTTATTTCTTTCATGTCCCGCATAAATTCACACCAACGTTCCAGCGGCATAGCCGATGTACGGGGGCCGTCACAGCGGGTTTGACGGTGAGGGCAGGACAGGCAGCGGTTATAAGGCTTTTGTGCAAAATCGGTGGGTTTTTTCACGTTTATTTCTCCTTGCTGTGTAGCCGAATTTCCGTTTTCCCCTAAAACGGGGTATTCTGTTCCGGCTAAATTACATCTGTTTTCTAACATTTTTGGCTGTTCATCCCCTTCTGACAGTGTTATTCTATCAGCGGGTCAGAGATGGCCTATCATTCCGGGACGGCAGGGATGTTCGGGTGGTGCTGCGCATCCCTGCTATTCTAATTTTGGAAATCAATTTTTAGTTAGATTTACCATTGATTTTCAGAGTTGTTATTGATTACAATGTATTCAGACAAATGGAAACATTCGTTCTCATTTCCCCCGGTAAGAAAGGAAGAAGCCCCATGCCTAAAGATGAACTAATCCAGAAAATCATTGAAATGCTGGATGCATGCAATGACATTCCTTTGATCCACCTAATCTACAAGCTGTTAGTCAAAAGCCTGTAGCATCCGGCTAACGCCTTCGATTTTTGCAGAATCCAATACATATAAACGTTCAACCAACGAACGAAAACCTTCATCGGTTCTCATTCGGACAATGATATCCGCTAACATATCATTGTCCTTTTCTTTTTCCTCCGTTAGCTTTTCTTCTATAAGATCAGACTTTAGGATTCCAAAGTAATCAGCCAGCTTTTGAATTTTGTCGATTCGTGGAAACTTCTTCCCACTAACCCATTCATTTAAGGTCGGCGCAGATACACCGACTGCATCCGCTATTTCTTTTTGTGTTTTTCCAGAATCTGCTATGAATTGGCGCAAATTGTTGGAAAAAATCTGTTTCGACCACTCTTTAGCCATATTTTCACCTCCCTGTTGCTCATATGAGAAAGCTTATCAATTAGGCTTTCTATTTCATATTATAAGGCTGATTCGCTAAAAATGCAATGATAAACGCCAAAAAATTTGCTAAAAGCTATTGACTTTCGGCTGATGCTATTGTAATATAATTTTGAAATTAGCCAAAAGCTAATTTACATCAAAATAAGGAGGGTTCTAAATGCCAAAAATTACTCTTAAGGCTGCACGGGTCAACGCAAGTCTTTCCCAGCAAGAAGCGGCACAGCGTTTGGGCGTTGCAGTAAGCACCCTTCGGAATTGGGAAGCCGGGAAAACGTTCCCCACTCAGCCGAAGATTGAAAAGCTCTGCGAGGTCTACGGTATTTCCTTCGATGTTCTTTTTTTTGCATAATAAATTAGCTTTAAGCTAATTAAGAAAGGAGCCTACCCCATGATCGTTCTGAAATTCGTTGACCCCGAAGGTCGGGTTGGATTCACCGAAGCCCGGAACTACCACGAAGCCGTGAAGATGACGAAGGTCTACAAGCAGGACGGTTACCGTCTTGTCGGTCACTACAACGAAAAGGAGTGAACCCCGTGGCACGAAGCAAGAGCCTGCGGACGCTGGAAGAAATCGAAGAGGAAATCAAGCGTCTGAGGGAATCGGAACACGTCCGGCTCTATGAAAAGCATACCCGGCTGTTGAACAAGCGGCGCATTTACATGAACCAGTTGCGCTGGGAGGAACGCAAGGGCAAGGAGCTTGCCGAAAGTGGTCTGACCTTGGACAACATCGAAGAAATGCTGGCTGAGATGGACGAAGCGAGCATGGAGGAAGAAATCTGAACATTCGGACAATCGGTTGCCGCATAGCTTGTTAGAAAGGGGTGGATCAGATGAGCAAAAGCAAGGATTCATATAAAGAAGTCAAGGTGTTTGAGTATCCCAACATGGTCATCAGGGTACACATCCCCGACATCAGCGATGTGGAGAACGAACGCCGAATGAAGGCCGTCCGCAGGGCGGCAGAAGCATTGCTGAAGGAGGGAATGAACTGTGCCAAACAGACTTGAACTAAGCGGGAAAAAGTACGGGCGGCTTACCGTTCTGCGCTTCTCCCATATGAACAAGCACGGTTCTTCTGTTTGGGAATGTCTGTGCGACTGCGGAAACATCGTGAAAGTTGAAGGCAGCAGCATGGTAAAGGGCAATACCCGTTCTTGCGGTTGTTTGCAGAAGGAAGCTGCAAAAACAGTGGCTGAAAGCTGCACCAAGCACGGGATGTGCAAAACAAGGCTGCATAGGATCTGGCTTCACATGAAGGAGAGATGCAGCAACCCAAACTGCAAAGCCTATCCAAATTACGGTGGCAGAGGAATCAAGGTATGCGCATCGTGGCGTGATGATTTCAAAGCCTTCCACGATTGGGCAATTGCCAACGGGTACGAAGATCACCTTTCCATTGACAGAATCAACGTAAACGGCGATTACGAACCCGGCAATTGCAGGTGGGCAACCACTGAGCAGCAAGCGGACAACAAACGCACAAGCGCTTTCATCACGCTTAACGGCGAAACGCACACGATGAGCGAGTGGGCGAACATTACGGGGATCAAGTACAGCACGATTCGTTCACGGCGCAGACTTGGATACAGCCCCGAACAAATTCTTACGAAAGGGAAGTGTTCACAATGATGTTTATGTCAGATGACCCTGTTGCAGACCACGAAAGATGGCAAGCCGAACTGGCACGGCTGGAAGAAGAAGTGCCCGTCTGCGGCTACTGCAACAGGCCTGTACAGGATGATTTCTATTACGAAATCAACGATGAACCTGTCTGCGCTGATTGTTTGGAACAGCACTTCAAGCGGCAGGTGGTGGTGGAATGAGCGAGCCAAAAGTGATTGTGTCTTTTTCAGGCGGCAAGGACAGCACATGGATGCTGCTGGAGATGATGCGCAGGGGCGAACACATTGATGAGGTTGTGTTCTTCGATACAGGCTGGGAGTTTCCCCAAATGTACGAACATGTTGAAAAAGTCAAGCGCATTGTTGAAACCGCTGGTATTACTTTCACAACATTGCATCCAGCGCAGCCGTTCGATTATCTGATGTTTGATAAGCCTGTAAAAAACGGTCATCACTACGGGTATTCGTGGTGCGGGTACAAGGGATGCAGGTGGGGAACAACATTCAAAACGCAGACGATTGATAACCATTTCAAGAACGAACCTGACCACATCCAATGTGTTGGAATAGCAGCGGACGAAACAGAACGGCTTGTCAAGGAAAGAACGATCAATATGCGGTATCCGTTAGCCGAGTACGGAATCACAGAAGCGGAGTGCCTGAAAGGATGCTATGAAGCCGGGTTTGATTGGGGCGGCTTATATGAAGAACTTGACAGGGTATCTTGCAAGTTCTGCGGCCTGAAGAATCTAAAGGAGCTTCGGAACATTCACGACAAAATGCCGGATGTGTGGTCTGAATTGCGTGATTACCAAAGGCGCACGGACAAGCCATACAAGGGCGATGGGAAAAGTGTGTTC